TTGAAGATCTGACAAAGATTATACATCTTGGTCGGATTGCGAGTAGAAGCACTCGGCGCGCCGGAACCCTCGGCGAAGGCGTTACCGATCTTCGTCAGGTTCGTGCCGTTCGCGATCGGAGCGGCTGTGGTGCCAGAGCTGGCACGAACGAAGGTAACTGAGCCGGAGGCGCCGTTGGCACCGGCAATAATCACTTCATTGTTGTAGGCCGTGGTAAGCGCCTTTTCAACGAGGAAGATATCGCCAGCGACCACATCCGTAGCATCGGTCACGTTGGACGTAACTGCAATCGCCGTGTCCGTGGTGGAGTAGCCCGTCGAAAACGCCACGGTCAGACGCAGCGCGTTCAGCTCTTCCTCGTACCAGGCGAATTCCGGGTCGTTCGTGCTTTCGGATTTCATCTTCGACATCAGGGCCGTGAGAGGAGTCTGGCCATTTGGATTACGCCAGAGGATCATTTCACGGAAGTTCTTCGGGCGTTCATCGGTAGCCCAATCACCAGTACCACGCAAGCCTGCAATAGCCATTTTAATACTCCTTAATTACCAATCTTCTTTTTCCATTTCCATAGCCAGCGCTTCGAACGGATTGCTTGGCCGGATAGGTGCATTGCCCCCACCAGCACCGCGTGCCGGGGAGAAGGGGGCCACCATCGGTTGCACCATTTGCTGAGGCTGGGGAGCCACAGCGCCTGGAGCGGCAATCCCGAGCGCTGCTCGGACCAAATTACCAATCGCCTGCGCGGCAACTTCGGGCGGCGCTGTCCGATTCACATTGCGATAGACCGTTCCCAGTTCCATAATCGCCGCCTCGTAACGAGGATCGGCAAGGTCTGGATTGACCGAGGTGAAAAGGTTTTTCGCCTTTCCCTCACGTTCGGTATGGTACTGAACCTGTTGCATCATGACGGGCATCATCGCCTGCATCGCGCGCATCGAGTTTTCCATTACTTCCATATGCACCTTGGCGGCCAGTTTTGGCAGCACGAGCTCCGGCTCAGTCAACATCGCATCCGCAGCTTCCTGATCCAGGGCATACACTTGCTCGAGTTGGCTAAGGCGGGAGTTGCGCCAGGTACTGTACTCCTCCGTAGAGACAGTCGCGGCCGGAGGCGGCGTGGGCGCTACAGGTGCAACTGGGGCTGGAGTTTCAGCCGCGGGAGGGGTTGGAGCCGGTGTCGCCGGAGGTTGGGCGGGGGTTGGTGCAGCTGGGATTTCGACTTTCGTCTCTTCCACAACAACTTCATCCCCTTCAACAGCCAGGTCTTCCGTCTCAAAATCTTCCGCGATATCAGTCCAGTTAACATCATCGCCCGTCGAGTCAGATGCAGAGTCGTCCATTCCAGCGGAAGAGGGGATCGCTGAGTCGGAGGTTCCGCCCAGGTCACTCCCTTCCCCGCTGGACGGGGAATGGTACTTAGTCCAAACAGCTCTTGTCACAAACATATCTACTTACTCCTTATTCAAAGCACGATGGAGATCAATCTCCACATCTTCAAGCATCGCATGGGTGGTAGCGGCTAGCGACAACCGCCCTTCCAGCATCCCCTTTTTCCGCTCCATCATATAGACAGCCCCTTCAGACTCCACCGGCGAGAACAGAATCTCTTGTTGAAGGGAATCGACCTGCGCCTGTATAGCCGCGTTTATCATGCGCCATATGGGAGACTCAAGCAAGCGCTCGAATTCTTTTTTCTTTTCTTGAATGTTTAAAGGGTCTTGCGGATCATCAGTCATCATCTACTCCAGAAGAAGCCCCCGAAGGGGCGGGAAGCGGTTAGCCAGAAGCGCCCATTCCGGGGATCTGACCTGGTTCGTTAAGGTTCGCGCGCATAGGTACGGCATTCCCCATCTGCGCCTGTTGCTGCATCATCCCGTCAGGGACGACGTTAATACGGAACTTGTTGATGTTTTTCAAGCCGCCGAGCTGCGCGACAAAGGCGAAGATCTTGCCAAGGTCATACTGCTCCAGCGCGCCAGGAACCTTACTCAGCCCGCCGAGCATCTGCTGCCAGAGGTTGGCCTGGGCAAAACGATCCACAGGCATGGTGCCATCAACCGGTACGAAATCATACATGCCAGCAATCAGATCCGGAGTCACCTGCATATAGCGTTCCGCCCACATTGCCTGGTCGCCGATAATCCGGAACTTCTTATCGCCCGTGTACAGCTGCTGCGAGGACATGTAGAGCTTGTTGGCGAGCGGCCCAAAACCAACATTCGAGAACCACTCGCAGTTCGTCTTTAAGCGGTTGATACCGAAGGAGGTGGAGGAGCGGACTTCCGTCGCGGTCTTGCGGCCGCCGGCATTCACGCTTCCCATCACATTATCCGAGACCCCTGTAATGCGCTGGGCCAGCTGCGCCACCGTCTCGCTATCGGACAGGTTCGAGCGGGTAATGTCCTGCACCTGGAACTGCGACAGCATCGTCCGTACATCCTGGCCATACGCGGCGGGCTTAAGCCGGATCATCTTCCCTGGCCCCGGCTCTTCCAGATCCCGGACATTGACCTTGCTCGGATCTACGAGGAACATGTTGTTCAGCGCCGCCCGTACATTATAGAAGTGGGAGTTGAAGAGCCACTCCATAGTCTTGTTCAGTGGGTCGAGTACCTCGAGCATCGACCGGTTAAAGACGTTGTAGCCTTCCACCTCGAACGGGATCACATCGAACGGGTACTTGTTATGGGCCAAGCCCAGAGGCTGGGCGCTCACAATCACAGACTTGTTGGCGATAGTAAAAACCCACTTCTCCGGACGGTTGCTGTTACCAATGCCGAGTTCGCTCGGGATGACGTCCCAGTGGAATTCATACAGATCCGCGGTGGAGGGGGTATCGCTCTCAAAGTTGTAGAAGGAGAGATCCTCGCCTGGAAGGTTCGTGTCGAAGCCTGTAGCCGAAGCCCGGTCGGAGCTTTCCCCCTGATTCCCGAATTCCCGAAGGGCTTTCAGGTTATAGTACTTGCCACTCGCGGCCTTGGCAGCGATCTTCACCCAGCCAACCTTGTCGAAAACAATACAGAATTCCCCCTCTTGAAATCGGAACAGGGGAACGCGTGGATCGCTCAGGAAGTCCGCAGGCCGTACATTATAAAGCCGATTTCCCTCGAACCCGGTCAGGGTCTCGCTCGTCTGCACCTTTTCACTCGTCCCCGGAATCGGCATGCCCAGGAACATCTTCGGCTGATCCACCATCTTCGTCAGGGTGAATTCCTCTTTATCCCAGTAGTGGCCGAGCACCCCATGAGAGTATTTGCCAATATCCATCAGCCAGACGAACAGCGCCGGCATTCCGCCCCCGGCTTGGAGTTGGTAATCAAGGAGGGATTCCATAGCGGTCTCCGCGGTCTGGGACTCGCCGTGGCGCCCCTTCAGCTGGAAAATTGGATCCCGCGCGAGAAACACACTCGTATAGTAAGTATGGGCCGTGAGGAGCATCGCATACGAGTACGGAATATTGATGGTAGTGTACTCAGTCTCGCCCCCCTTCCGCTTATCCTTCCGAATCCGATCCACATCTGTCTCCGGCATATAGGCCGTATAGGTATCCTCTGAGTTCTTCCACTCCTCCTCCCGCTTTTTCCGCTGCTCGTCCCGGGCCAGCTGATAGCGCCCTTTAAAGTTCTTAATCACGAGATTATGTAGTTTGCTGCCGTACGGGATATGCTTGATCCCAGGCGCGAGTTGCTCTGCTTGTTTCATTATGGTGCTCCACGAAAATTTAACTGCGGAAGGGAGTCATCCTCTTTCGAGTACTCCCCTTCGATCCACTCATCTATTCCTCGCTTTTCGCCCCAGGTGATCGCCATGGACACCGCGTCAAGAACGTCGTCGTGCATCTGGGCGCTGGGGGAGTACTCCGTAAACTGCTCGATAAATTTCGCGTGGGAGGAGCGGCACTTGAGCCGCTGATAGCCGGAGGTTTCGCCAAGGGCCTGGATGATCCGATCAGACTTCCGCCTGCGATCCTGAACCTTATACACAGGTAGGTAGAGGCGCTGTTCCCGCATCCCCTTTTCTATATACCAGGCCAACACCCGCTGATACGCGATCGCCTCGACGATGATGCCCAGCGGCCGCCATCTCCGCGCAAATTCAAAGACGGTAGCGAGCACCATCTCGGGGTCTTGGCCAGTTGCGGCCTTGAAGTCGACGAGATAAACCTCATCTCTGAAGAAGCCGATTACCACGACTGCATTATCATCAGCGGTCTTTTCTTCGCTACTCGCCGGGTCAATCGCAATTACATAGGTCATCCGCTCGGGTAGCGTTTCCCAATATACGAGGTTGTCCAGGCGGAAACTCGCCATCTCTTCGGAGATGATCTTACACTCTTTCTCCCGCATCCAAATGGCAAGTCGCCCCACCTTCGTCGCGGCTTCCTTTTGCTTGAGCAGTTCCGCGGTCGGGTACCGCTCAGGCCAACGCGACTCCCCATCAGGCCCGAAAATACCAAAGCGGAAGAAAGTCCACTCAGGATCCTTTTCGCAACCCTCGATCAGGTCGAACTTAGACTTGGGAGTGTCTAGGATAATAGCTTTAGCGTCGGGTGCTTCGGACTTGGGAGCGAGTGAGTTGAAGAGTGCACCAAAGACAAGGTTTTGTTCCTTCTTGCGCTGGTCGACTGAATTGCTAGCTTCATCAGTTGATGTGTCGTCGCAGATGATAAGGTCAGGGCGGTGGTCATCAATGTTAAAGCCGCGAAGTTGACCTGTAATGCCAAGCGCAAGAATGGTAATAGGGGTATCGAGGGCTTCATGAATAATCTCTATATGGTCATCGCTCCACTTGCTCCCCTTCCGCAGACGGAAGGTAGAAGCCCAGAGCCGGTTATGTTCGACTTGCCGCTTGATCCAGCGGAGGGAAAGGATCGAGTGGCCCTGACTTGCAGACACGAAAAGAATAGTACGGGAGATGCCATAGGCGATCCGCTGACTTGTGAAGGCGCGGAGGAGAGTTGTCTTGGCCCCGTCCCGGAAAACCTCAATCGCCACATTACGGTAGTCGCGGTTGTTGAGGGTCTTCCCCATCTCATCGTGCATGGCGGGGGAAGCCTGCCGGAAGGTCTTGGGGAAGAAGAGTCGGCCGTAGAGGGTAAGGGAGGTTGCGCCAAGTTTCACGGCCTCTTGCGGGGAGATAGGAAGTTGCTCAGCCATTAGGCTCTCCAGATATGCACTTTGAAAGAAGGATGGCGCATGCTTACTTCCTGCGCGAGAACAACCTTCTCAGGGAACGGGGTGGTGGGGTCATACCACTTAACCACCTCGCAGAAATCAAACTCCCAGTGGGAGGCCGGGAACATCACCTGGAGTACGGGGAGGTAAAGGTGCCGGACTTGCCACCAAGCGTCGGAGGTATGTTGATACTTCACCTCGACGATGGTAATGCGCCCCCTGGGGAGGTCAATAAGTATCCCGTCGGGTTGGCACCATCTCCAGCGCGCCTCCTCGCCCGCTGGAAAGAACTTAAGCCAGGGGGACGGGATATACCTATCCCCGTAGAAGGTCGAGAGGTACTCCTGAACCTTCCGCTCGTACCGGACACCTTCGAGGCGCCGCCCCGTATACCGCTTCTTCCGAATGGCCGGGGGCAGGGCGAAGTTGGCCGAAAGCACCCGCCCGGCTGGCCGGAACCCCTGAGGCGCGGGCACGGGCGAAGGCATATTACTCAGCATCGAATGTGCGGCCAACGGTGTCAGGTAGCCTCACTTCGTTCGCCTGTACCGGCAACGAATTCTCGGCGAACAACTGCATCAGTTCCCGCGCGGCCGACAGATCCCCTGCGGAGATAAACACATTCTGTTGGATGTGATTCCCACTCGGGGGGCCGGCGGGGTTGCGAGAGGATGCGGGCGCGTAGCCCATACGGTGAAGTATCTTGTCCGTGGCATCGAGGAGGAACTCGGGATCCTCGTTCTTTTCGAGATGGTCGGTGAGCTTGTCCAGGGCAATGTCCGCCGCCTTGCGCAGACGCGCGGGAATGGAGTCCGCCACCCGCAGCCCGATCGCGAGCTGCTTCTCCTTCAGGGCATGCTGGAAGATATCAGAATGTATGATCTGACTGAGCCAGCTCTGCGAATACCCGAAGTGGTCGCTGCATTCGCGGAGGGATTTTTCCGGGTTAAGCACGAGCCAGTTCATCAGCATCTCATGCGTTGTGGAAAGGCGGGCTAGGGCTGCCATGCTAAATCCTTTAGGGGACGGGGAAGATGAGCCTTTATACACGGGTAGGGGCGGGGAGTCAAGCGCTGGCGCGCTGGCGCGTGGGGGTAGATGGGCGGAGTAATGGTGGACTTATCGTCCCCATCAATTCCAGATGTACCTCAGTAATTTTTATCGCCTTTATCCCAGGGGTAAGCGCCCCTCGAGGGGGGAGGGTGGGTGCCGCCTGTAAGTCGTTGATTATAAACAGGAAAATATGAACGCTTGCATCCTTGTGCGGCAGGTGTATAATGAATTCATCGGAGGAGCAAACAGGTTCCCCCGGTACAGCGGCAGGTGCGGACTATCGCGCAGGCTGACTTTCTTTAACAATTTGCATGGAGGCCATTATGGCACAAGCACAAGTGGTGAAGTTCCTCGGGAAAATTACGCCTGAGGATCATGGTGGGCAAGCTCGGACGGTGATCTTCACCCTGGGTAATGGGAGCAAGCTTACTGCCTGCCTCGATTCGTATAATGCCGAGATGGTGGAACGGCTTGCGGTTCATGGGCTTAGCCAGAAGATCGGCGATAGCGCGAGTGGGTTTGCAAAGGATCGGGACTTCCTGGGAGCGTTCGGCTCAATGCAACAGGTGGAAGAAAACCTGAAGCAGGGGCTGTGGGCGAGCCGGAGTGGCGGAGGTACAAGCGATCTCGTCGCGGCCATTGCCAAGATCAAGGGCGTTAGCCTTGAGGACGCGCAAGCGGCAGTCGATAAGGCTACGGAAGAGCAGGTGGCAACCCTCAAGAAACATCCGGCGATCAAAGAGGCCATTGCCAAGATCCAAGCGGCAAGGGCGAAGGAAGCGGCGAAGGGCGCCGGAAGCCTTGATGATCTGGTCAAGGGTCTAGGTCTGTAACATAACCGGGGGAGGGGGAAACCTTCCCCCCATTAAGGAGAATCAAATGTCACACGCAAGAAGTTTGATCATTCTCGCCTTGCAGTCCGAGGGCGTAGTGGATGAGGTAATTGAACGGGCTTTGGTCAAGGCAGAGTTATACAATTTGGAAAGCCGGATCCGGAC